ATTGATAGCGGCAGTTATATCAGGGCTTTTCACTGTCTTTATCGAAAAGGAATCAAACGAAGACGGGGAGCCTGTAGGGTCAGGAATCCCGGAAGAAGACCTGATAGACGAAGACGACGAAAACAGCCTAGAGCTGGGACCCGGAGCAATACTTGACCTTGCAGAAGGGGAAAAGGCGCATGATATAAACCCCGGAAGACCGAACAAAAATTTCAGCGGTTTTGTGGAAGCTATCTGCCGACAGATAGGCGCAGCACTTGAAATTCCGTATGAACTACTTTTAAAGCATTTTACAAGTTCCTATTCTGCAAGCCGGGGAGCCTTAGAAGAAGCGTGGAAAATGTTTAAAATGTACCGGGCGTGGCTTGCGAATGACTTTTGCCAGCCAGTCTATGAAGAATGGCTTGCGGAAGCGGTAGCAAAAGGCAGGATAAAAGCCCCCGGATTCTTCACAGACCCGTTGCGCCGGAAAGCATACTGCAAGGCACAGTGGAACGGACCCGCACGGGGGCTTCTGAACCCGGTGCAGGAAGTAGGGGCGGCAGTAACAAGGGTGGAAAACGGCTTTTCTACCCGGAGCGCAGAAACAATGGAGATGGCTGGCGGTGACTTTTACAGTAATTGCGAACAGCTAAAGCAGGAAGAAAAGAAATTAAGGGAGGTAAAGAAAATTGCCAACGCAGCAGAACAGAAACCCGGAAACGCAGCCGGGCAGCAGACTTCCGGGACAAAACCCGGAGAACCAGCCGAACAGCAGGACAGCGGGCAGCAGTCAGGGCAGCAGGGCGAAAACCCCGTTCGGAGTGACACAGAATAAATTCTGGGACTTTGTACCGGGAACGGCGACAAAGCCGCCTGAATTGCTTCTGTACGGGACAATCAGCAGCCAGCAGAGCTGGTGGGAAGACAGGGTAACGCCAGCGCAGTTTAACAGGGAGCTTGCAGCACTAGGGGAGGACGTGCCGGAAATAGTGGTGCGTATCAATAGCCCCGGTGGTGATGTGTTCGCAGCTAACGCAATATACACCCGGTTAAAGGACCATAGCGCAAAAGTTACGGTGAAAGTAGACGGGTGGGCAGCTTCCGCAGCCACAATTATCGCTATGGCAGGCGACACAATCAAAATACCGAAAAACGGCGTTTTCATGATTCATGACCCCGCAATGACAGTCTGGGACACGTTCCGGGCAGAAGATTTTGAAAAGATGGCGCAGGAATTGAATGTAATAAAACAGTCAATTATAAACGCCTATTCTGTAAAGACGGGGAAGACGGCTGATGAAATATCAGTCTTTATGTCAGATGAAACATGGTGGACGGGCGACGAAGCGGTGGAAAACGGATTTTGTGATGAATTGATGTTTGAAGAAGCCCAGACGGTAGTGGAAAACGCAAGCAGGATTATTGTAAATTCTGTACCTATTGACATAGGGAGTTTTCAGACTGTCCCGAAAATGTTGTTAAACAGCCCGGCAGCGACGGGAAGTTTACAAAACGGCGCACAGCCGGAAAATAAAAATCAGAAGGAGGAAAAAGAGATGGAACCGAAAGACGCAATCACGACAGTTGAAGCACTGAAATCGGCATACCCCGGATTGACGGCAGCAATAGAAGATAATGCCCGGAAAGAGGAAAGAAACCGCATAAAGGCACTGGAAGATGCAGCGGTGGGAGGTTTTGAAGACATTGTGCAGGACGCAAAGTTTGAAAACCCTATTTCTGCCGGGGAAATGGCGTTGAAGATTGTAATGGAGCAGAAGAAGCAGGGCGGCACATACCTTCAAAACCGGGAAGCGGACGTGAACGACAGCCACGTTTCCGACGTAGGCGCAAGCGCAAGCGAAAAGGGAAACGAAACGAAAGACCCGTTCAATGAAGCGATTGACTGCTTGTTTCCTGATGTGAAGTAAGGGAGGGAAGAAAAAATGTACGAAATCAAAACAAGGACTTGTGAAGCAAAGAACTTTTTCGCTGGCGACTTCCCGACGCTGACAGAAACAGGGACAGCAGGAGGGGAGCTGGCAGAACATATGCCCATTACGAAGGACGAAGACGGGAATATTGTTGCAGTAACAGCGGAAACGGCGGCAAACGTTGTGGGAATCACGGCAGCAGAAGCAGCAGCGGAAGAACCCGTTGTATACTACATGACGGGAGAGTTTTTCGAGGAAGCATTAAGCCTGCCGGACGGCGTTACTGTAGAAGACATAAAAGAACCGCTGCGGAAAATGTCAATTTTCCTGCGGAAGTTAGGTTAAAAGGGAGGATATAAAGATGGCAAATGAAGCAGTAAGCATTTACGACCCACGGACTATGGGGCGGGTAGTAACAAAAATGCCCCCGGTTCACACATTTTTCAGGAATACTTTCTTCAAAAATGAAGAAACGTTCGTAACGGAAGAAGTAGACGTGGACTTTGTAAAAGGTTCCCGCAAGGTTGCGCCGTATGTGAATAGACTTATCGGCGGGAAGACCGTACCGAATACTGGGCATGAAACAAAGACGTATAAGCCGCCTTTAGTTGCGCCCGATAAGATTACAACGATTGACAACTTGTTGAAGCGGCAGGCGGGCGAAAGCCTTGTTTCAGGAAGAAGCCCTGCGGAACGTGCAGTTCTGAAAATGTCAAGTGATTTTGTGGAGCTGCGGCAGATGATTACACGCCGGGAAGAATTGATGTGCGTGCAGTCTATCTTCATGGGCAAAATTCCGATTATCGGGGAAGGGCTGAACGAAGTTATTGACTTCCAGTTTACGAACCGGGAGGAAATCACGGCGGCAGCAAAGAAGTGGACCGGGAAAGATTCTGACCCGATAGCAGATTTAGAGCGGTGGCATGAGAAGGTACAGCAGACAGGCTTCACAAACTGCGATATGTGTATCATGTCAAAAGATGTGGCAAGGGCTTTCAAAAACCATGAGAAAGTGAAGAGCCTGCTGGACGTGAAGAATTATAACCTTGCTGTCATTCAGCCACGGCAGCTTCCAAACGGCGTTACCTATATCGGGACTATCCACGAATTAGGGCTTGATATTTATACATACAACGAATGGTATCTTGACGACTGGACGGACCCGAAGAAAGCGACAGAAAAACCGCTTGTCCCGGAAGGTGAGCTTGTTCTTATAAGCAGCAATGCAAACTATTCCATGTATTACGGCGCAATCACTTTGATTGACGAAAATACAAAGGCGTTTCGCACAGTAGAGGGGAAATATGTGCCTGATACATGGGTAAAGAGAAAACCCGCCAGAAGGTTCTTGCAGTTATCTTCTGCCCCGCTTTCCGTGCCGCACGACGTAGACAGTTGGTTTGTGGCAAAGGTTCTCTAATGGACTTCAAGGCACAAATAATAAAAGACCTGAAAGTATTTCACAATCCCGGAGAATTTGCGGAAATGACAGATATATGGTATGAGGGGAAGCTATACACGGTTCCTGCCGTGATAGACCATCTGACGGAAGCAGACAGGCAGCAGCCGGGCGGGGACCATTCAGAGGGGATATACAGGGCAGAAGTAATGCTTTATATATCCCACGCAGATATGGGGATTGTGCCGCAGAAGGGGCGGGAAATCGAGATAGAAGAAGCTGGGGCGGTGAATTGTTACACGATAGAGAAAAGCAGCTATGAAGCCGGGGAAATCGTGCTTGGACTGGGGGCGTATACAGAATGATTGAAGTTTCAGCGGAAGCCATAGAGCGGGTGGAGCGGATTCTGGCAGGCGTTCCAAAAGGTGCAGAACGTGCGTTGTCGAATGCTATAAACCGGGGATTGTCACGGGTAAAGACCGGGGCGACAAAACGGGTGAAAGAAGTGTATACCGTGCAGAGCAGCGCATTTACAGCGTCGGGAAATACGCAGGTAAGCAAGGCAAGCACAAGCAACTTGGCAGGTGTTGTGACGTTTGCGGGCTGCAAAATACCGTTATACAAATTTCAGGTAACGCCGAAAGTCCCCGGCGTAGGTAGACGGGTAAAGGCAGCAGTAAGAAAAGGTGGAGGTACGCAGTTTGAAGAAGCGTTTATTGCAAATCTGAAATACGGGACGGGAGTTTTTGAACGTGAAACGTCAAAACGCTTTCCGGTTCAGGAGCTTATGGGGCTTTCAGCGGCGCAAATGGTGGAGAATGAACACATATTGCAGGAACTTGCAGAGGAAGCGCAGGAAGTAGTAAATGAACGTATTGAACATGAGATTGAACGCATTTTGAACGGCTACGGAGGTTGAAAGCATGACCGCTATAAATTTATTAGAGTGTCTGGAAGCGTTTGTGAAAGAGAAGACCGCAGATATTATGCTGCAAGTGAAGGTAAGAAACAGAAACCCGGAGGAAGTAAAGGAACGGGCAGCAGATGTGTATAAAATGCGGCTTCCCAAAAAGGAGGACCAGACAGAAAAAGTCCCATATATCCTTCTGCAATTACTGACAGGGAAAGACGACAAAGAGGACGGGGAGCCGGAAGAAAGCGTGTGCAAAATACGGATTGTGGTGGCGACGTATTCAGAGGACGGAAGCGAAGGTGCGCTTGACGTGCTGAACGTGATTTTGCGTATCAGGAGCGAACTAAAAAAAGCCGGGGTTGTCGGTGAAAGGTTCGTGCTGCAAAACCCGCTTGAATATATCGTATACCCGGACAGCACACAGCCCTATTATCTGGGCGAAATGGTAACTAATTGGTCAATACCGACAATAGAAAGGGAGGTAACGGACATATGGCAGGAGTAAAGAAAGGAACAGCAGCCACGACAGCCACAGAAGCCGCAGAAAGTGAAAAGGCGGTAAATAATACCACGAAAGACGGAAAAGCCGATTCTGGGGCAAATAACGCAGCCACAGAGGGCAAAGAAAAGGAAGGGGACAAAGATACGGTGACGCTTGCTTATATTGGACCGTCGCTGCCTGCCGGACTTCTGAAAACAAATAAGATTCTGATAGGGACCCCGGAGGAAATTAAAAAAGAGCTTGCCGGGGTTCTGGAGAAGTACCCGCTTGTGGAAAAAATGCTTGTCCCGGTTGGGAAGCTGGCAGAGAAAAAAAGCAAGGCAGCGACAGCAGGAAACATTCTGAATAAGTATTGCACAGACATTGTTTCTGCTATCGCAGCAAACGAAAAGAAGGAGGGATAAAAGATGGCTGAAATTACACACGGAATAGACACGAAAAAGCAGACAACGAGCGTTTCAAGCCCGGTAGAAGTTGCGTGTGGTATTCCCTTTGTGGTAGGAACTTCCCCGGCGCACATGGTAGGCGGGAAAGTAAACAGCGTTATCATGGCAAACAGCTATGAAGAAGCCGTGACAGCATTGGGATATTCTGACGACTGGGGAAAATACGGCGTTTCAGAAGCGATATATACACAGTTTGTATTGTATCAGCAGTTCCCGGCATTTTTTGTGAACGTGCTGGACCCGGAGAAGCACAAAAAAGACGTAAGCGGGAAAAAGTACGAAGTCACAGAAAACCAGATTGCGCTTCCGCTTGAAACGATTGCGGAAAGCGTAGAAGTTGAAGGAAAGGAGAAGGGGACAGATTTTGACGTGTTCTACAATGACACAGCCTGTATCATTGAGTTTGCAGAAGATACAACAGGGGAAATGTCTGTATCATGCAAAGAGATTGACCCGTCACAGGTGACAAAAGCTGATATAATCGGCGGTTACAGCATAGCGACACACAAAACGACGGGGCTTGAACTGATAGACGATTGCTTCCCGAAATATACGGTTGTTCCTGATTTGATTTTGTGTCCGAATTGGTCACATGACAGCGAAGTTGCAGCGGTGATGTCGGCAAAGGGGGAAAATATCAACGGACTTTTTGAAGCTGACGCACTTCTTGACGTAGACACGAGAGAGGGCAGCGGGGCGGTGTATTATACGGAAGTCCCGGAGTGGAAGAAATCTAAAAACTACATGAAGCCGAATGAATTAGTATGCTTCCCGAAGTTGAAGCTGGGCGACAGGGTTTTCAACTATTCGTCACAGTTGGCAGGGCTTATCGCACAGACCGACAACGACGGTTCACTGGGCGACGGGACCCCCTGCGAAAGTTCTTCAAACAAGAGCTTGCAGGCTGACAGCATGGTACTTGAAAACGGTGAAGAAGTTGTGCTTGACGTACAGAAAGCAAACTACCTGAACGACAACGGGGTTATCACAGCAATAAACTTTATCGGCGGTTTTGTAAGCTGGGGAGATTACACGGCTTGTTTCCCGGCAAACACTGACCCTGTAGATTATTTCTACTGTATTTCCCGTATGTTTAAATGGGTTGCAAAGACCGTGACACTTACATACTGGTCAAAGGTAGACCGCAGGTTGACAAGGCGGCTGATAGACGCAATCTTGCAGGGGATAAACGACTGGCTGGCAGCGTTGACGGCAGATGAAAAGATTGTGGGCGGGCGTGTAGAGCTGCGGGAAGAGGAAAACAGCCTGACAGCGTTGATGGCAGGAAAAGCAAAATTTCATATCTACATTACGCCCCCTTCACCTTTGCGGGTTATGGAATATGTGCTTGAATATGATGTTTCCTATCTGTCAAGCCTGCTGGCAGCGTAAGGAAGGAGGTAAACAATGGCGAAAATTGATGAAGTCATTATAAATTTTAAGGTGTACGAAGACGCAAACGAATATCTGGGAATGTCGGAAGCGACGCTGCCGGAAGTGTCTAACCTTGCGGAAGAGATACAGGGGGCGGGGATTGCCGGAAATGTTGAAGCGGTAGTGCTGGGGCATATCGAAGCAATGACACTGACGCTGAATTTCAGGACCGTTACAAAGGCGGCAATCCGGCTGGCAGAACCGAGGATTCACAATATCGACTTGCGGGCGGCGCAGCAGGTGAGAAACACGCAGACGGGCAAAATTGAAACGGTTGCAGCAAAGCACATCATGAAGGTTGTACCGAAAAAGTTTGCGCCCGGAAAACTTGCGGCGGCTTCCGCAGCGGACGCAAGTGGGGAATATGCCGTTTCATATTATGCGCTTTATCTGGACGGGAAAAAGGTAGTTGAAATCGACCAGTTGAATTTCATTTACTATATCAACGGGAAAGATTATCTTGAGGACGTAAGGAAAGCACTTGGAAAATAAAACAGGGGCAGAGGGAGCCAGCGGAAGGGTTCGCTGGTTTTTGTCTGCCTATTTTTAGGAGGTAAAGAAGATGGACGAAAACAAGGTTGTACAGGGTCAGGAAGAAGAGTTTGCAGAGGAAATGAAGGAAGCGGAAAAGACCGGGATTGTCAGCATGGCAGACAAAAAGAAGGAAAAGAAAAGCAGCCTGAACTATACACACAATTTCAAAACCCCGGTTGAAATCGAAGGGAAACAGCACAAAACACTGACTTTCTACTTTGAAAAGCTGACCGGGGAAGACGTGGAAGCAATAGAAGAGGAATTGCAGGACCAGAACAAATACGTTTTGACCCCGGAAGTGTCTTCCGTATTCCAGACAATGCTTGCCGCCCGCGCAGCAGGCGTGGGGGCTGATGAAATCAGACGGCTTCCGCTTGGGGAGTACATGAAAATCAAGAATCAGGCAAGAAGTTTTTTAATAGAATCGGGCTATTAAAAGTAAGCAGCCCCGGAAATTTTATCAGAAAACAGGCTTACAGACTGGCAAGGGCTTCAAATACGCCTATACCGTTCTTTATGCAGCTTACACTTTCCGCGCTTTTCCGCTGGATAAAAAGCGTGAATGAAGTAGAAAGAGAAGACGCACGGGAGCGGGAACGCCTAGCACGTCAAAAGTGATAGGGGGTGACGAAGAAATTGGCAGGGTCACAGAAGCATTTTGAACTTCTTTTTAAATTATCAGCGTCACTGGGCGGGAATTTCAACAGCACTTTCAAAGGTGCAATGGAACAACAGAAAAAGCTACAGAACAGCATAAAAGAAGTAAATGCAATTCAGTCGAAGGTTGACGGCTACACAAAGGCTTCAAACGCTATAGAGCAGCAGAGGGGGAAGCTGGAGAAATTGGAAGCGGAACATGAAAAAGTTTCGCAGAAGATACAGCAACACCAGCAGAACGCTGAACGGCTGCGGGCGAAAATCGAAGAAACAGGCGACGCAACGGGCGAATTGACAGCGCAGCTTGTGAAAGAAGAAAATGAAGTCGCAAAGAATACCGAACGCCTGAAAAACAATGAAAACCAGATACGACAGACCAATGCCAGTATAGAAAGACAAGAAGAGCAATTAAGAAATTTGGGTGATGAACTGCGGGACGAAGGAGTTGACACGGACAATCTGGAACAATCAAACGCCAGATTGCAACGGTCATATGACAGGCTGCGGGGTTCGCAAGAAAACCTAAACCGTATCAATGAAGAACAGGAAAAAATAAAAAAGAGCATTACGGGAACGAAGCTACAGTTATCTGCTACAGTCGGGGCAATAGGGCTGGTTGCAAAGAAATTGTATGACGGACCCGTGCAGGCGGCGCAGGAGTATGAAACAGCGATAGCGAAGGTGTCAACGATTGCTGACGCAAATGTTGTCCCGATTGAACAAATGTCAAGCGAGATAATGAAGCTGTCAAATACTACAGGCATAGCCGCCAGCCAGATTGCAGATGATGTGTACAACGCTATTTCTGCCGGGCAGCAGACGGGGGACGCAGTAAACTTTGTGTCATATTCAACGAAGCTGGCAAAAGCGGGTTTTGCTGAAAGCGCACAGACGCTGGACGTTCTGACAACGATATTGAACGCTTACGGCATGGAAGCGGAAGAAGTATCAAAAGTATCAGATATGCTTGTGCAGACGCAGAACAAAGGTAAAGTGAGCGTGGGCGAGCTGTCCAGTGTTATGGGTAAAATCATACCTACAGCGAACGCAAACAACGTGGCACTTGAACAGTTGTGCGCCGGATATGCAATCATGACAAGCAAAGGTATTGCGGCAGCGGAAACAACAACATACATGAACAGTATGTTGAATGAGCTTTCAAAGTCCGGCACGACAGCAGAAAAGACGCTACGGGCAACGACGGGGAAGGGCTTTAAAGAGCTGATGACCGAGGGCAAGAGCCTAGGCGAAGTCATACAGATTTTACAGGAGGAAGCGGAGAAGATCGGAAAAAGCCTGAATGATATGTTTGGTTCTGCGGAAGCTGGGAAAGCTGCCGTGTCGCTTCTGTCCGGGGGCGTTGAAGGGTTCAACGAACAGGTGGCAGGAATGGTGGACAGCGTAGGGGCGACGGAAGAAGCCTTTGCGAAAATGGACAGCACGACGGAAGCAAAAATGCAAAAGGCAAAGAACAGTATTGCAAATTTAGGCATTGTTCTGGGTCAAAACCTTTTGCCGATTGTCGGAAATCTTGCAGACAAAGTGGCTGCGGTTGTTATAAAAGTATCTGAATTTGCGCAAGCAAACCCGAAACTGGTTCAAACGGTTATGAAAGTAGCGGCGGCACTTGCGGGCATGAGAATTGCCGGGCTGACTGCGAAATTAGGGTTCCTGAATATAGCAAGCGGGATAAAGGACGCACAGAAGATTCTGGAGCTTTTCAAGATAAAAGCACTAGGATTTTCCGGCATAGGTTCAAAGCTGGTGGGCTTTATAACAAAGCCGTTTAGCGGTATCGGCGGCATACTGGGAAAAGCCCTGTCAGGTATCGGCGGCATTGTCGCACGTTCCCCGCTTGGGACAATAGGAAAAATCGTTGCGTCGAGTTTTGGAAAAATCGGGACATTGCTTGCGCCTGTAGGTAACATAATTTCAAAGGCACTAGGACCGTTGGGGAAAATCGGGTCAACGCTTCTAGGTCCGTTAGGAGGGATAGCAGGAAAATTTTTGCCCGTGATAGGAATAGTTACTGCGGTTATTGCAGCAGTACAGCTATTGCGGAAGAACTTTGATAAAGTCCGGGAAGCTGTAGGAAACATTTTCGGAGAAAAAGGGCTTGAAATATTCGACAAGATTGTTGCGGTAGTAACAAGTGTGGGCGAAACGATAAGGGGCGTTTTCTCTGACGGAAATCTGGGAGCAGCAAGGGACAAAATACAAGAAATTTTCGGTGAAAAGGGCGTTGCGGTATTTGATACCTTTGCAGGCGTATTTCAAAAAGTCGTAACAGCAGCAGGGCAATTTGTAGGGTTTGTGACGACGCATATAGTCCCGGTTGTCGAACAGGTTTTGAATGTGCTTGTTACAACGGTAATTCCGGGAATTATAAGCGGCATACAGTCAGCAGCCCCGGTGATAATGCAGGTTTTTCAGGCAATAGCGGATTTCATAGGCGGCATTATCCCGATTATAGGGGACTTCATAGCAGGCATTATGCCTGTTATCAGTGAAGTTATAACATTTATACAAACGTATGTTTTGCCGATTGTGAGCGAAGTGTTTAACTTTATCGTGACAACGGTGCTTCCGTTCATAGTGCAGGGCATACAGCAGCTAGGGTCCATAATTACAACGGTACTTTCAGCGGTTTTGCCTGTAGTTCAGACAGTTTTCACTACAATTTGGGCTATCATACAGCCGATTTTGCAGCAGATTTTGGCGACAGTCCAAGCCGTGATCCCTTCCGTTCTTTCAATATTCCAAACGGTATTTACAGCAATCGGTGCCATAGTCCAAGCGGCGACACAGATTTTTTCTGGGCTGATTCAGTTTATCACGGGTGTATTTACCGGGAACTGGGGCGCAGCTTGGGCGGGCGTGAAGTCAATCTTTCAGGGAGCTTGGGACGGGCTGAAATCTATTGCAACAGGTGTTATAAATGGAATTATAGGCGTTATAAATGGGGCTATTTCAGCACTGAACAGCATTAAGATTCCAGACTGGGTTCCACTTGTAGGGGGGAAAGGGATAGACATCCCAAAGCTTCCGGGTTTTGCAAAAGGAACAAAGAACACGCCGGACACATTTATTGCAGGTGAAGAGGGTCCCGAACTAATAACCAATGCGCCGGGAATGACAGTATACACGGCGCAGCAGACGAAAGACATTTTCAGCGCACAGAACGCCGCAGCACAGGTGGCGCAGACGGCGGGAGCCGGGCAGACTTCGCAGGTATTCTATAATACTACGAATAACGCCCCGGAAGTAAAGCCGCCAGAAGTCGTAAACGGCGCAGGACAGGGCGGCGGGAATAGCGTAACAATCAACAGCAATCCGACAATATACGTCGATAGCGACAAAGCAGGCGATTTTGAAGAGAAGCTGGAGGAAAATAACAGAAACTTGTTGCAGGAGGTTGAAGACCTTCTGGACAAAAGAAGTGATGATGAAAGGCGGTCAAGGCATGAATAAGATTTACACGACAATTTCCGGGGATATGTGGGACCAGATAGCGTATACGCAGATGGGAAGCGTTCTTTACACGGATAAGCTGATGAAAGCTAATGCCGATTATGCCGCAATGTTCGTCTTCCCTGCCGGGGTGGTTCTAACTATCCCGGAGGTAGAAGACAAAGAAAATATGGAGCTGCCGCCATGGAAAAGGGGGATTTTGATATGAGCGACAAAAGGCTTGCCCGGCGTGTCGTTTTAAAGCTGAAATTTGAGAATGTTGACGTGCCGGAAAATATAGCATTGCATTTAGTGAGCGCAAGCTATACAGACAATGAAGACGGCAGCACGGATGATTTTCAAATTGCGTACGAAGACCGGGAAAGGAACCTGATGGGGGAATGGCTGGAAGTGAAGCCGACAATCATAAAAACGACAAAGCAGGTTGCAAAGGAAGTTCAGAAAGAAGAAGTGATAAATTACGTTGTGAAGCGGGGCGACACATTATGGGCGATTGCTTCACAGTATTTAGGGAGCGGGACAAAATACCCGCAGATTGCAGCAGAAAACAATATACCGAATCCGAATTTGATTTATCCGGGGCAGGTATTCAAGATAACGACAGGCGGCACGGCAAAGAGTACGGCAGTTGAAACCGTGGAGGAAGTGCAGCAGGGGGCAAAACCGAAACTTGTAACAGCGGTTCTTGTCCAGAAGAACTGGGACGACAACGGGAAAGACGCAACTTTGAATATCGGCACATTTGAGATAGACGGGATAGACGTATCGGGACCGCCTACAAAAGTAACCGTGAAAAGCACTTCTATTCCCTATACTTCTAAAATGCGGATGGAGAAAAAGTCAAGGGCGTGGGAAAATATCACGCTGAAAGCAATAGGGGAACAGATAGCAGGAGAAAGCGGGCTTTCCCTGATGTATGAAGCCAGCGACAATCCGACGTTCAAGAGAAAGGAACAAATACAAACGTCGGACATTAAATTTTTGCAGGAGCTATGCCACGCCGCAGGAATGGCGTTGAAAGTAACGACGCTGAAAATCGTAATATATGACGCTGCGGAGTATGACGCAAAACCCGCAACAAAGACTTTCAAATACGGGGATAAAAATATTATATCCTACAAACTGGGAACCAGCCTGACAGATACGGCATACACAAGCTGTCATGTATCATACACGGACCCGGACAGCAAAGAAACGATTGAATATACATACACGCCAGACAGCAGCACGGGGACAGGGCAGGTTCTGGAAATAAACGAGAAAGTCAGGAATACGGAGGAAGCGAAGACGCTGGCAAAAAAACGCCTGCGGGAAAAGAATACACAGGAGTTCACGGCAAGCCTGAAAGTAGTGGGCGACGTGTCACTTGTGGCGGGAATGACTGTAAAGCTAAAGGGCTTTCAGAAGTTCGATAAAAAATATAAGGTGACGCAGGCAAAACACAGCCTGACAGGGGGCTACACGGTAGGCCTTTCTTTGAAGCAGGTGCTGGAGGGGTATTGATGGCAGACACGAACGAAATAAAAAACATGATACGGAAAGGAACCGTGCAGAGCGTGAACGCCGGAACCATGAAAGCGCGGGTGAAGTTCGGGGATAAAGGCGGCATTGTGTCCGGGGAGCTTCACATATTAGTCAGACACAGAATAGTTGTACCCGGAGAGAAGGAAAAAACGGGGAATAAGACAAAAACGGAAGCGGGGCATTTCCACGAAGCATATATAACAGAGTGGGTCCCGCAGGTTGGGGACCTTGTGAATAGGACAAAAACGGAAGCGGGGCATTTCCACGAAGCATATATAACAGAGTGGGTCCCGCAGGTTGGGGACCTTGTTTTGTGCCTGATGATTCCTGACGGCGACGGGGAAGGGTACATTGTAGGGAAGGTGATGTAATGGGAGAAAGATACATAAAAGATGACATGTTAAAAAATGGTTACAGACGGCGGCAGGAAAAAGCATATCGAAGGAAAGACAATGTAAGGGCAAAAATCGGAAGTTTCGGGGAGCTTGTTTTCAGTGTGTCGGCAAATACGGTAAAAACTTTTGACGGCATGAGCTGGGACTTTTCCGCCGATTATGCGACACATGACAGGCACATAAAAGCTGACCTATTAGAATACATGGGACCCGGCATTGAAACTATATCATTTTCTATGGTGCTTTCTGTTTTTTTAGGGGTGAACCCGCTAAAGGAGATAAAGAAGCTGCGGAAGATGGTGCGTAAAGGATATGTGGGACGGCTTGTAATAGGCGGCAAGGTATATGGCAGTTACAAGTGGGTAATGCAGAAAGGGACAGTTGATTTCCAGCGGTTCGACAATAAAGGGAACCTGCTGGCGGCGAAAGTAAAAGTGACGCTGAAAGAATACCCAAGGAAGGGCGGCGGGGTAAAGGAATTAGTAGAACTCCCACAGCAGAAGAAGGGTGGTGAAGTATGGGAATTAACAGAACTCCCACAGCAGAAGAAGGGTGGTGAAGTATGGAAATTATCAGAGGTGACGGGGAATTACTCAAAGAAATAGACCTTGCCCCAGAAAATGCATATCAGGAAGTGTTGCAGAATGTGGCAATAATTATAGGGACGTGGGAAAATACCTGCCCTCTGTTGCGGGAATTAGGGCTTCCGGCAGGGCTGATATGGAGGCCATTGCCCGTAGTAAAAAGCATCATGGT